TTAGTTGATGATAGGATAGCTAAGAAAGAAGCTCTCGATGAAACTATTAGGAGTAACAAGGCTAGGGAAAGCATCCAAAGGAAGGCTGCTAATAAGCCTGCTGCTTCTAAAAAATAAAAGGTGTGAACCAATATCAATGCACTAATTCTAAGTGTGAAGCTGTGTACTATTCTAACGTACCTACTTGTAAATTAAGATGCCCGGTATGCAAGGGTAAACGACATAAGTTATTAAAAATACCTAATAAGAAAAAATTTAAATTTTAGTATGGGTAAAACTGTTTATAAATATCGTAGCAGTGGTGAGTTTATTTGTTCTTATAAAACCATTGCACAAACTGCATCTGATTTTGATTTGGATGAGTCAACAATTAGAAAGAAAGTAAATAGCAATGATGTTGTTGCTATTAAAGGTTATTTATTATCCTTAAGAAAGGTGGATAAGATTAGTGTTAAGGAAAATGACGGTTTTGTAATACCAACGAAACATCAAGCAAAAATATTGGTATTAGATATTGAAACTGCTCCAACTAAGGCGTTGGTATGGAGGTTTTGGAAGGAAAATATTAACCCAATACAAATACTGGAGGAGTGGTTTATTATTTCGTATTCTTATAAATGGATTTTGGAATCTGGAGTAAGTGGAAGGGTAATGACCCAAAAAGAAATGATTCTCCAGAATGACCACAAACTCCTTGGGGAATTGTGGCAACTTCTTGACGAAGCAGATATAATAATATGGCATAATGGAAGAAGGTTTGATGGTCCATCAATAAACACACGGTTCTTGAAGCACGGGTATGACCCGCCTTCTTCTTACCAATCTATTGATACCTTGGATACGCTTAAGCACAGGTTTAACTTGCCACACAATAGTTTGGATGCTGCCGCAGATTTTCTAGGGGTAGAAAGAAAGCTTGAAAATGATGGTTTCGCCTTATGGAAGAGGTGTCTAGATGCTGATCCTCAGAGTCTAAGAGATATGCTTGCCTACAATAAACAAGATATTGTTGTTCTGGAAGATGTTTATATGGAACTCAGAGCCTGGATTAAACCCCATCCTAACTTAGGTTTATTCGTTGACAGCTCCAAAAGAGTATGTCCAACATGTGGAAGTGAAGATATGCAACTAATAGGAATTTACTCTACTCCTATGAATACTTATGATGAGTTCAGATGTAGGGATTGTGGTGGTTCTGGTAGAGATAGGTACGCTAAGCCTAAAAGTAAGAATATTTTGAATAGTACTGCCCACTAATAACAGGAAATATGCCACAGGTTTACAAAGAGAATACCCTCACTTTGGTATTTAGTGAGAGTGGAACCCTAGGAAATGAAATAAAATTGGTGAAATCTGTATTGACAAAGTTTAATAAGGTTGCTCATAAGGCTGGTTTTAAAAAAGATTTTACTCCAGACGAAATAGAGATGATTAAAACTTTGGCAAAGGTAGACGATGCAGAAAGTGCTATTAAACAATAAAGAAAACTAATTATTAGTTTGGAGTAATAGTGGTTTAGATATTATATTTGTACGTAATAAATTAACATATGGAGTATGGGACTTGAATTATTTGATTCAGAGGTAGACCTGACTACCCCTGTTGACACCTCAAAGGTGCCAGCAGAGACCAAACAGGATGAACCAGATAAGACTGGTGATACTACTAGTACTACGGGAGAAGAAGATACTGTAGTAGACAGCATAGATGACGTTAAGGGCAGTGAGAAGCCCGAAGATAATACAACTACCGATGATACTGGAGGCGACGGTACGGAGACTGACGATACGGGAGAGACTAAAGATACTGACACTACAACTGAAGAAACCCCTTCTGGAGAGAGTGCAGACTCTTCTAAGTTTCCATACTCCACCTTCGCAAAGGCACTTTACGAAGAAGGGGTATTAACGTCATTTGATGAAGAAGAGTTTAGTAAATTAGCTGAAGAATCTGGAGAAGTTGAAGCTTTATTTAGCCTTATTGGCACAACCATAAATGGTGAAGTTGATAAAGAGTTGAACAAGTTTTCTCCTGAACAGCGTGATGTAATAGATGCGATTGGGAAAGGAGTTTCCTTAGAAAAGTATCTCCAGGTAAAAGCTAAGCAACAGAACTACTCTTCCGTCAAAGTTGAGGAACTGTCAGACGATGATAGTCTTTGTAAAAGGCTGATTGAAGACGATTTGGTAGCTAGAGGCTATTCCTCAGAAGAAATTAAGGAAACAATTGAAGACATTGATAGTTTGGGTAAACTAGAGGCTCGTGGCAAATCATCACTAAAAAGACTACAAAAGACTCAGGCAGATGATCTTAAGAAGAGTAAAGAAGACGCAGACAAACGTAATAGAGATTTAGAAATACAGAATAAGCAAGCCCTTTCAAATTTGAGAACTAGTATTGATAGAATAAAGGAAGTAATTCCTGGTATGAAGGTAAATGCACCTACTAAGAATAAGATGTATGAGGCACTTACTACTCCTGCAGCTCAGACTGCTGACGGCCAGTATCTGAATTCTGTCTATGCTAAGAGGGCCCAAGACCCTTCTAAGTTTGATCTTACACTTGCTTATCTCTACACTCTTGGGGTATTTGATGGTAAATGGGATAAAATTTCTGCTTCTGCTAAGAGCGGAGCAGTAGCTGATCTGGAAAAGAAACTTAAGGGTGGAGACGTCTCTAAGACTGGAGATCCGGCTATAGCTACAGAAAAATCTACATCTAAAGATATTCTAAGATCTATGAAGATCTTTGAGAAGAAAAAATATTAAAGGACTTAACCCGCTAAATTTGAATAAATGTTAATATCTAAATTACAAACACTTGATCCTAAGGATTGGTCCGGGTTAACTACTGACAACCACCTTGGTGCTCTTTATATGCAACAGCCAGAGCTAGTCTCTGAGGTAATCGAGCATATTTACAAAGTAAACCTCGGTGGAGACGATGTGGTTAGTTTCATAAACCAATTTCCTGTTATGTACATCAATGATGATGTGCCTTTTGATTGGCTGCTCCAAGGTGCAGACGAGAAAAACATTCCTCTTATTGCTTATTATGAATCAGATTTATCATCCACTCCTACTCGTGCAGGTATCGCACGTAGTACGTTCTGGATGGAGTTTGGTGAGCGGCTGTTCGAGAGGACTGATATAATTGTAGGCGAGAAGCCAGATCTTTACAAACTTATGGTTGTTGACGATCCGATTAGTCGTGGTACCAGTGTATTTTACTGTGTACAGCTTAATACTGGAGACGACACTCTGTTTGTACCGTCTGACGAGCTTGCAGCTGGAACACGTTGGTCAAAAGACTATTCACCGGTTGAGCAGACACTGTCTAAGCGTGGTGGTGGAATCACACATACCTCGCCGTTCAGAATGCGTAACTGGTTGTCTATGATCCGTAAGCAATATACTGTTCCTGGTAATATGATCCGTAAGGGTAAGAATAAACCTCTTGCTTTTGCTTGGGTTGATCAGGACGGTAAGAAAATTACTTCCTGGTTGGGTAAACTTGACTGGGACTTCTTGACTCAGTTCCGTAGAGAGCGTGCAAGACTGTTGCTTTATGGTAATGCTAATATGCTACCTGATGGAACCTTCGGTAACATTGGTGAGTCTGGGTATGAACTAAAGACTGGTTATGGATTGTACGAGCAGGTTGCTCCTTCCAATACCTTCTACTACAACACGTTTGACATTGACTGGATGACCGAGATTGCTCTAGGGCTGTCTGTAGGTAAACTTCCAGAAGATCAACGTAGATTTGTTCTTTCTACTGGTGAATATGGTGCCTACGAATTCCATAAAGCTGTCCAAGACAAGGCTTCAGGATGGGCTCCTAACTTTAGCCAGGATAGAATTAGCATGAGTGGCAACAAGATGACATATGCTGGGCAGTTCATGAAATATGTTTCTGTCAATGGTATTGAGTTTGAAGTCATGATTGATCCTATGCTGGACAATCCAGTACGTAACAAAGTTATGCACCCAGACGGTGGCCTTGCTAGTTCAAGGGAATACAACCTTTGGGACTTTGGTACTGCTGGAGGTGATCCTAATATCCAACGGGTTGCTCTTGAGGGTGACGAAGAGATTTACAAGTATATTCCTGGTATGCGTACTCCTTTCGATCCTTACAACAAGCTAAGCACTCCTGGAATGGCTGCTAGTTCGGTTGATGGGTACGAAGTGCACAAGATGTTTATCGGCGGACTTAGAGTAAAGAATCCGATGCGTACAATGCGTATTATACCTTCTTTACTAGCTTAATTAAGTCTGCTTGTTAACTGAAATACAACAAATATTGGACGAAACTGAGGGACTTGGAGTCATTTACATGCTTACAAGTCCTTCAGGAAAGTCCTACGTAGGACAGACAGTAGTATTTAAAGAAAGATACTCTGTTTACCGAAGAATAAAGAAGAATGCTATTGGAAGAAAACTATTTAATGCTCTGAACAAATACAACGGGATAGAGAATTTTGAGATTAAAATATTATGCAAAGTTCCATTGATAGACGATCTACTTAGTTTAAAAGAACAACTCTCGGAATTAGAAATATTTTACATTGCTTATCATAATACATTTAACGAAGGGTACAATTCAACAGAGGGAGGAGAAGGGTCTTTAGGTAGGGTTGTTTCAGAAGAAACTAAAACGAAACTTTCAATCGCTGCCAAAGGTAAAAATAAGGTAGATTTGATTGATGTTTTATGTGATCAATGTAATAAATAGTTCAAACTAAAGCCCTATGTGTACAGACTAAGAACGGCACGAAACAAGACTAAGAAACTTTATTGTTCTGAACAGTATGGATATAATAGGAATAAAAAATTAAAAACCGCAGGGTAGAGAAGAGGCCCATCTCGCCAGTCTCATAATCTGGAGATCGCCAGTTCAAATCTGGCCCCTGCTACGAAGTTTAAATTTAAATAAATACGTGGAGTATGAGTGAAAAAACAGCGAACTTCTTACAAGATAAGAAGGTTAAATTAGTAGCGTCGCCTCGACCAGGTGGCATGATTGATGACCCAGATC